CTCGATTTACTAATATCGATTTTACAATTCCCAGCGAAGAAAAGGCTGGTATTGCAATGAAGATTCTTCAAAGAATGGAATACATTCTAAAAGAAGAGAACATTGAATACGAACAGGAAGTTCTTGCTCGATTAGTGACAAAACATTTTCCAGATATTCGCAGAATGCTCAATGAAATACAGAGATATTCTTACAACGGAAAAATTGATGTTGGTATTCTGTCAAGTCTCGGTGATGTTCATATCAAGGATCTCATGAAAGCAATGAGTCAGAAGAACTTTGCAGATGTAAGGAAGTGGGTTGTTAACAATCTAGACAACTCTTATTCGGATATTTTCCGTTCCATATATGATGGATTGTCCGACAGCATCAAACCTAGTTCGATACCCCGTGCGATTGTTACGCTTGGAGAGTATCAATATAAGGCTGCATTTGTTGCAGATCAAGAAATTAATCTAACCGCCTTGATGGTGGAACTTATGATGGAGTGTGATTTTAAATGAATGAACAACTAGAATTTTATTCTCAAATAGGACAAGATCAAATAGTTTTTTCTCTTTTCAAGGGAAAGAGAAATGGAACCTTTCTAGACATAGGTTGTGGTTCACCCAAACATATTAACAATACATATTTTTTAGAAAAAAATCTAAATTGGAGAGGTTTAAGTTTAGATTTGGATTATTCGATTAGTGAAGATTGGAAACAATATAGACCTGATTCTAAACTTATTTTAGAGGATGCTACGAATATAGACTATTTAAAGATATTAAAAGAAAATAACTTCACAACTAGAATTGATTTTTTATCTTTAGACTTAGAGCCTTGGGATGTTACATTTAAATCTTTGAAAAAAATACCTCTAGAAAAAATACAATTTAATTGCATCGCTTATGAACATGATGGATATAGATCTGGTGATGAATTTAAACAAAAAACAAGAACATATTTAGAATCTTACGATTATATCTTATTCACGGAGTTAAAGAATCAAGATGATATCTGGGTTCATTCAACCTTTGTGGAAAATCTTAAATGAAAGAAGAAAAGAAAAAATTTACACCCGTAAGGGATTTAGTCGCGCTTGAGACAACTCTCAAGGAACAAAAGACGACTGAGCATGGCATTGTTTATACAGATAATCAAGTTGCTGACAATTACTATGTGTGGAGTACGGTTTATTCTGTTGGACCAGAAGTTACCGAAGTCAAGCCAGGCGATGAAGTCTTGTGGAAGTTAGGATCGAATGACTCTCAGTTCTATAAGGACGGAGAGTTCGTGGTTGACATTGTGAAATTTAGTGATTTATTGGTGGTGAAGTGTGAAACTGGGTGATTTCCTTAATTCGATCAATTATAACAAGAAAAACTTATTTGAAGAAAATGAAGACTTTGCGGAAAAGTCTTATGTTCCGTTCGTTATCAATCGCTGCCTATCTTATTTTCCAGACACTATTCTTCATGCGAACATGATGAATTTACATAGCGGTGTATCAAAACGAATGAATTATGAATACTATTTGCACTCTATCAGAAAAGGTAAGAGGTTTTCTAAGACACTGAAGAGTGAAGTTTCAGAAGATCTTTCTTTGATTATAAGACATTTTTCTGTGTCTAGGACAAGAGCAAAGGAGATGTTACCCCTTCTTAGTAGAGAATTTCTAGACAATCTGGCAGATATTTACCTCAAAACACACTAATTTATAAATATTATAAAGTGTGAAAATATAAAATGAGGTTAAAAATATGGATAAGGATGTAGATGTTTTTAAAGGATTGGGTGTACGAGTAAGTTTAGAAGATGAAGATGACTTTCTGATAATTAAAGAGACACTGACAAGAATGGGTGTGTCTTCCCGAAAAGAAAATAAGTTATTTCAATCTTGCCATATTCTCCACAAAAGAGGAGAGTATGCAATTGTTCATTTCAAAGAATTATTTATACTCGATAAATTAGAAAGTAACATATCAGAATCTGATATTGCACGAAGAAATTTAATAGTAAAATTACTTGAAGAGTGGGAACTTTGTGATATACTTGATCCAGAAAAAGTGAAGGATCCAGTTGCAAATATTAAGCAAATCAAAATTATCCCTCACAAGCATAAGGACGAATGGGAACTTATTCCCAAATATCATTTAGGAAAATAATTGTGAAATTGATATCTTTTTATACTGAGGGTGATGAAAAAAATTATTATGTTAAGTGTGCAGATAGACTTCGAGAGAATTGTAAACAGTATAATCTAGATTTAGATCTAGTAAAAAAAGAAAATCTTGGTTCTTATCGAGATAATTGTTTATCCAAACCTAAGTTTATTTTAGATAAATTAAATGAACATCAATCCCCTCTAGTTTGGGTTGATGTTGATACTATCTTCAGAAATTATCCAGAACATTTTTACAGTGAACAACTTTTAAATGTAGATATTGGATTTTCTTCTTCTCATCCACATTTAGGGGGGATGAAAGCATCTCCTTTATATTTCAATACGAATGAGTTATCTAAAATCTTTCTAGAAGACTGGATATCTGTATGCAATCAAACTCTGGAAAATATGGATGTAAATTTTGATCATGAATCATTGTTCAGTATTGTTGATAAATATAAAGAGACAGTAAGATATGGTGTATTTCCAGAAACTTATTGCCAGTGGCCACAAGATGTTAATGAACATACTGTGATCGAAATGGGAATGTCTGATGTAGCAGATAAGGTAGAAGTTCTCAAAAAAATGGGAATAGATGGCCATCTTTTGGCGATACAAACAGTAGGAATATTATGAAACAAATACAGTGTGTGGGTGCGGGATTTGATCCCTCACAATCTTCATGTTCGAATCTTAAACCTAAAACTTTCTCTTGGACTACCGAACCAGTAGATAATCAGGTTTTAATTGACAATGCAATTCTTTATGCAAATAAAATAGAAAGATCTAGCAATCAAAAATCTTATGGGTGGGTTTGTGAATCTTCTGCTATTGTTCCACAACTTATCGATGCTCTTAAAGACTTCCATGAAGTTATCATAGAAGACGGAGAACTCGAAGCAATATTTACAAACGATAAAACTTTACTTGATTTGAGTGATTCTTTTGTTTATTGCTCAACAGGAAGCAATCTTCCTTGGATTCCAGAGGAGTCTTGGGGTATGCATGAGAAGTTAAAACTCTGTTCTATGGTTGCTTCCCCTAAAGTGATGTGCGAGGGACATCAATATCGTCAAGAAATCGCATGTAAATTTAAAGAGTCGATTGATCTCGTTGGTGGTGCATGTGACTCAGAGAGAATTGGTATTTCTTCTAACTTAAATCAAACATGGAATGACAAGAGATCGGCGATTGTTCCTTATATGTTTTCGATAGTTATGGAAAATGTATCTTCTCCTTATTATTTCACAGAAAAATTAACTGATTGTTTTGTCACAGGGACTATTCCTGTTTACTGGGGTGCAACTGATCTAGGAGAGTATTTTGATGAAAGAGGTATCATTAAATTGACTGATGATTTTGATATTAATCAGTTGTCTCCTGAGTTATATCAGGACATGATTCCTTATGCAGAAAAAAATTACGATGTGATGAAATCTTTAGAAATGGCTGATGATGAACTTGCAAACAAAATCTTATAAACCTATAGTCAAAAACGGCGAATATCTTTTTAGAGATTCTTTTGAGTTTGACTTTCCTGTTGAAATTCATTTTTCTCGTATGGAAAATTTTACAAACGCAGATGCATTTAAGGTTCTCGCTCTATCTAGCGAGTCAATGATGTCTCCAAATAGATCTACTATACATGATGTGATAAACAACCACAAGAGATATGATTTAATCCTTTCAGCAGATGATGAAATTAATGTTTTCTGTGAGAATGCACATTTGTTTCCATATGGAAGCACATGGTTAAATCGAGGTGCTATTAATCATCCAGATGGTCTTGGTTGTTATGAGCCCTCTGCTATCTTCGAAAGAGAACAAAAAACTTTTGATGTGAGTTTTCTGGCTTCTTGGTATAATATTGATCGACCTGGTTACAACTTAAGACAACAAGTATGGTCGAGAAAAGAAGAAATAGAAATTCCCACTAACTTCTACACAAGCACCAAGTGTTTTTCTAATTCCCCAAATCCTCTTCCGGGAGGAGAAAAGGAATCTCTTTTCGACTCTCAGTATCATATTTGTATAGAAAATCAATCAATAGGACATTACTTTACGGAAAAACTTATTGATGCTTTTTTAACAGAAACTATTCCTGTTTACTGGGGATGTCCAAACATTGAAGATTATTTTGATGTAGATGGAATGATTTTGTTTCAAACATTCGACGAACTCAAAGATAAATTAAATAACTTGACACCATCGTACTACGAAAGTATACTGAACATCATTCATAAGAATAAGCAAAAGGCAATAGAGTTTGCAAATTTTGATGAGAGAATCTATAATAAGGTAATAGAACATGGAAAGCACTAGAAGATATTGTACGCTGTCGGACAAGAATTACTTGAAGTTTGGAAAGGCTCTTATTGATTCTCTTATAAGTCATTCAACAGAAGATTTTGTTTTATATTATCTCTGTTTAGATGAAGAAACATTTGAAAGTTTGAGCAATTATAATTCCAAAGTTGTTCCTGTGCGATTGAGTGATGTGGAAAATAGCAATCAGGATCTGGTTAATTTTAAAAATCGAAAACCATATAATCAATTTTGCTGGGCACTCGCGTCTTGTTTTTCCTATTATCTGCTAAAGGAAAAGAATCTAGATGATATTCTTTATGCTGATTCTGACATTTATTTCTATCAAGATCCCAAATTAATATTTGACGAGATTGGTGAGAAGAGTGTTGGCATCATACGACATCGACACAACACAAACTTATCACCTGATGGTGAATATAATGTTGGAACCGTCTTTTTTAAGAAAGATGATCTGGGAATGAAAACATTAAAGTTTTGGATGGAGTGTGTTATTTTAGAAACACGCCCTGACTTAGCAACATGCGGAGATCAAAAATATTTAGAGTTGTTTGAATGGATATGTGGGGAAAATCTTTGTGTTATAGACGAAACTATAGCACACGGGGCCCCTTGGAATTTTAGATTATATGTGTATGAATATTTCAATCAAGACGGAACAATTGTTTGGGGTAATAAAAGACAACCCTTAGTTTTTAATCACTTTTCTAGAGTTGGTTATAACAGCGAAACTGGTGAGATTAGTCCTACAAACGGAAACTATGCGGATCACACTTTGAATTTTCAGGTATTTAATATACCAGAAGTTCGAAACTTTTACATAGATTATGGTAATAAATTAAAGGAGTTTTCGTGATAATATTAAAGCCAGAAGCCGGTTCTCATTGTGGGGATACATTCAGAGAACTAGTTGACATATGGAAAGAACTTGATTTATGTGAAGTCAAAAATAGTCCAGATGATTTTTGCTGGATAAATGAGTGTGGTGATATTTTGCTTTATGATTTGCCAAGATTAGATGACAGACACATTCCCAAATTTCGTCATGGTATTTTTGGTAATACTGTACCAATGGGTCCAAATTGTTATCCGTGGATCTTTTGGGCTAGAAGTCCTCGTCGTCTGATGGAAGCAAGAAAGACTCCGCTGTTGGGTTATGCAGATCGGGACATAGAATCTATCTTCTTGGGTAAGGTCGAAAATGGTATTCAGAATGCGAACAGAAAAAATAAAGACTGGGAACGATCAGGTATAAAACTCTTCAATTGTCCAGTAGATAAACCCGGACCAGATCACTATCCATTTACAAAAGAAGAGTACCTAGAAAAACTACGACAATCTAAGTTTGGATTATGTCTTGCAGGTTATGGTCCAAAGTGCAATCGTGAGATTGAACTTCTTGGTATGGGTGTCGTCCCACTCTTTGCTACTGAAGTTGATAATACATACTATGAACCAATGAAAGAAGGAGTTCATTTCCTTCGTGTGGATTATCCCAGTCAAGTCAAACCACTAATCGATTCAGTTAGTGAGAGTCAGTGGCAAGATATGCACGATGCAGGACAGGACTGGTATGAACGGAACGCATCACCAGAGGGTGCATTCAATGTGACTAAAACTATTGTGGGTAATTTATTATGAAGATAACAATTGACGATGTAAAATTTCTTGATGTAAAAACAGTTGTAGATGACAACGGTAATCTTGTTCCCATTGAATCTGGACAAGATATTCCTTTTGAGATAAAAAGAATTTTTTATGTTTATGGTGTACGGGATGAGGAAAAAAGGGGAAAACATGCTCACTTTAAAACTCAGCAAGTATTAGTGTGTTTACACGGCAAAGTTGAAGTTATAGTTAAAGACGGTGAACGAGAGGCTAGATATCTTTTAGAAAGTCCTCAGCAAGCACTTTATATACCAGAAATGATTTGGGATGAGCAGGTTTATAGATCCGAAACAGCAGCACTTCTTGTCATGTCCAACACACATTATGATCCTTCAGATTATATTCATGATTTCGGTGCTTTTAAAAATGTGAGAAATGAAAAATGAAAATTGATACAGATAACTTTAAAAATTATTTAGAAGAATATCTAGAACTTTATGAAAATAAACCAATAGATGACAACACTGGTGGGATGAAGTCTCCACACCTTTTTAATATGTTTTGTTTATTAAAAGAAACTTCCCCAAAACTTATAATAGAAAGTGGAGTGTGGAAAGGTCAGGGAACATGGTTATTTGAAAATGCATCTCCCGACAGCGACATCATCTGTTTTGATGTTTACATGAAAAGACTTTTATACAAATCAGAAAATGCTCTTTACATTGAAAATGATTTCACTCAAGTAGATTGGAATTCTTTTTTTAATGCAAACAATCATTACACTAAAGACAACACGCTTTTATTTTTAGACGATCATGTGGATTTTATTCATAGATTAAAGTTTTTGTCCTCTACGCCATTTTTTAAGAAAATAGTTTTTGAAGATAACTATGCTCCAACTCAGGGTGATTGTGTTTCTCCAAAAAAATTACGAGAATCTACTACCTGCATAATTGATAAAGCGGGTGATAGATCTGAATATGTTATCCCAGAAGAGGATATCAAGTTATTCAAAGACAAGATTTCATATTATCAAGAACTCCCCCCTCTGTTTAAGCCAGAAAATACTAGGTGGGGTGATTCGTGGGAAAACTATAATACACCAGACCCTGTGTTTGAATTAAATGAAAATTCGAATAAAACACTAGTTGAAGAAATGTATGATTATACATGGATATCATACATGGAACTAAAAGATGAATGAAGATATTTTAATAAATTCATGGAAAAATTCCGAGGTTTTTAAGAAACAACTACAGTTCAATTTAAATGAGTTAGAATCTCTAGAAACTTATCCTGAACACTGGAAACTTTCTTTGGCAATTTTAAAACAAGTAAATCCATCTAGTATTTTAGATGTTGGTTGCGGGTGCGGTTCTTTCTACAAAGTATGTAAAGATAACATTCCAAGTGTTACTTACTTTGGTTGTGATTATTCTGACGATGCAATATCTCTCGCAAAAGAAACTTGGGATAGTAATAATTTTTTTGTCAAAGATGCAACAGAACTTAATAAAGATGATGCAAAAAAATATGATCTTCTTTATGCTAGTGCTTTGATGGATGTTTCCCCCAATGGTGACTCCATGTTAGAACATATTGTTTCCGTGGGATTTAATCACATTTTACTTTCCAGAGTAAAAATGACAAATGAAGAGAGTTATTATGAAACCTATAGGGCGTATGAAGAAATAGAAACATGTGCATATTATCACAATGTTCAAAATTTAATTAACTTGTTCGAAGAACACGAGTATTCATATCAGAATTTTTCTGATCATATATTTCTGAGCAAAATGACTTGAAACTTTGAACATTGTAGATTATAATAAAAAAACTATAAAGGAGACTTTGCATGATTCCGGTTGTATATTATCACGCGGGTGCAATAAGAAACGCAACATCCGCCCCTCGTCACTTACAGGTGTCAATTCAACAATCTAAAAATTTTAACGAGAGGGTTATTCTACTAGGCGATGAATCGAACTCTGATTTAGATGTTGAACATCATAGAATAGAAGATTATTCTGATGGTGTTGATAAATTTAGATCTTCATATGTGCATATGTCTTCTAACGAAGCTCCATTTGAAATGGCATGTATCGAGAGATGGATAGTTTTAGCAAATTTTGTAGAGAAAATGAATTTAGAAAAAGTTGTTTATCTAGATTCTGATATCATGACTTTTTGTAATTACGAAGAAAGAGAAAGTATCTTTGATGAAGATTATGTTGGAATGGCTTGCTCACCCGAGCGATTCGGACCCGATATCGATTCACCAAAGGACTGGGGTGTCACTGGATGTGTTTCTTATTGGAGACATGACATCATATTGAAGTTTAAGGATTTTATTATTAACACTTACTCCAATAACATGGACAAGTTACTCCATAAATGGAATTGGCATTTAGATACAAACCATCCAGGCGGTATTTGTGATATGACAATTATGTACTTGTTTTATTTTGAAAATAATTTACAATCCTTATGTAAAGTTCAGAAAGATAATAGTGTTTTTGATCAGAATTATTATGTGCCAGAAACTTATGTGAAGGAAGAGTATGCTGTGAATGGTCGAGGTAAAATTATAACTTGGAAAGAAGAAGATCTTATGGATCTAAACGGAAACCGTCATCTTACTCCATATTACCACAATCTTACTCTGGACGAAAATGGTGAAACCTTAGTGAAGGTTAATGCTTTACCGGAACTTGCTAGGTTCTTTTGACATTGGAAACTGATAAATGAAAAAAGTATGTGTTATGGGAAAAGGTGATCTTTGTATTTTTGTTTGTGACTATTTGAATTCATCAATGAGTCACGAATTAGTTTCTGTTGTTCCTGTTTTTCCGGAGCCAACATGGACAGGATCAATAAAAAATTGGTGTAAAGATCATTACATTCCCACGGTAGATTCTGGTGATTATAAAGACATGAATCCCGAAAGCGTTGATCTTATCATTTCGGTTTTTTATGATAAGATATTTTCTGCGGATTATATTGCTAATTGCAAAAAAATTATCAATATTCATAATGCACCTCTCCCTAAGTATAGAGGTGTTTCTCCAATAAATTGGGCACTTAAGAATAAAGAAAAAAAGCATGGAGTAACTATTCATGAGATACTTCCGGGCATTGACGACGGACCCATTATTTCTCAGTTAGATTATTCCATATATCATGAAATAGAAGAAGTAGAGGATGTGTACAAGAAAGCATTGAAGTATGCAGAAATTTTATTTGCTGATACCATAGAAAAAATTGATGACATAGATCCAATAAGTCAAAATGACAATGATTCTTGCTACTACTCGAACGAGGATAATGGAAGTTTAGGAAACAGAAGAAATTTTAGAAGGGATATTTCTTGAAACTAGGAATAATTGGTTATGGTTATTGGGGAAAGATACTTCATAAAAATTTGAAAGATTTTTCTGATGTTGTAATACACGATCCTTACATTGGTATTGACAACGAAGAGTCGATAAATGATTGCTCCCATGTTTTTGTTGCAACAACAACATCAACACACAAATCAGTTGTTGATCCTCTTCTGCAAAAAGGTATAAATGTATTCTGTGAAAAGCCATTATGTACGGACAAACCATCTGTTAATTGTCTTTTCGCGGAGGCGAAGAAAAATAATGTAAACCTTTTTGTTGATTGGACATTTACCTTTAACGATGCAATTTCTGCAATCAAAAAGATGTATGAGAACAAAGAACTGGGATCGATTAGATCTGTTACAATGAACAGAATGAATTCTGGTCCTGTTAGACATGATGTTTCCGCTAAGTGGGATTTGTCATCGCACGATGTTTCTATCATTCAATATCTTTTCGAAGATTATCCAACAGATGTTTACTGGATAGAAAGAAAAAGAAATCCTAAAAGTTTTCAACACGATACTTGTATAGGAATACTTCAATATGAATCATTTGATGTTCTTATTAACAGCAGTTGGGAGTATTCTGCAAAGGATAGACGATGTGTTTTTGAATTTGACGCAGGTATATTGATATGGGATGACAGCACAAACACAATAAAATTAAATGGTAAAGACATAAAGTTCACGACATTTAACAGTCCTCTAGAAAATTCAATAAGTTGTTTTTTGGAGGGTGGAATTGATCAGGAAAAACTAACTACTCAAGTTACAGAAATTTTGGAAAATTAATATGATAGCACAACAAATAAAATTTAATGATCTTTCAAAACAGTGGGAAGATATTGAAGAATCTTGTATGGAATCCCTTCTTGATATGCTTAGATCTGGGTGGTATATCGGGGGACCTTATCTTGATAAATTCGAAAAGTCTTTTGCAGAATACACTGGTAGAAAACATGCTATCGGCGTTTCAAACGGAACCGATGGACTAAAACTGGCGATTCAGTCTATGAATCTTGAAGGTAAAACAAATGTTATTATGGCAGCAAACACTTATATCGCCGACATTATAGCAATCGATCACCAAGTAAGGGGAGACTTTGAGGTTACACTGCTAGATCATGATGACTACTTTCTGCTTGATCTTGATCATCTAGAAAATCATTTAGATAAAAATAGAAACAAGTATGACAATGTAGTAATCATGGCTGTCCATTTATATGGACACCCAATCGATATGATTAAATTGGAAAGAATTTCCAATAAGTATAATTGCAGAGTTCTTGAAGATGCGTCTCAATCTCATGGTGCGATGTATAGTGATGAAATGGTTGGGACTAGATCTGAAATGTGCGTTTACTCTCTCTATCCCGGAAAGTCTTTGGGTGCAATTGGGGACGCTGGTATTGTAACAACAGACAACGAAGAACATGCAAAGAGTTTAAAGTCCCTTAGAAATTATGGATCCAGTGTTAAGTATCACTACGATGATATTGGGTGGAACAATAGAATGGATCCGCTCCAAGCAATTTTTCTTGATGAGAAGTTACGACTGCTCGATGGTTGGAACGAAAAGAAAAATAAAATTGCAGAAATGTACACTGAGTATCTTGGAACCTGTGTGGAAACACCAAAGGTGGCTAGTCATGTAGATCGCCATGTGTATCACATATATGCTATACTTTGTGAAGACAGGGAAAACTTACAAAAGTTTTTAAATGATAGGGGTATTCCCACAGTTATTCACTATCCAATTCCCATTCACATGACAAAACCCTATAAGAATATGATTTGCAATGATTGCGAAAAAACAATGCATAACGCAGATCGCCTTCTAAGTTTGCCCATGCATCCTTATCTTAGTGATGATGATATCAAGTTCGTGTGTGATTCTATTTTAGAGTTTTATAATGAAACCGATTAAGTTTAAAATTATAGAAAAAGAAATTTCAGATAAATGTTGGGATACATCGAGGGTTCATCCTAATTGGTTGGATGAATTTGTAGCAAAAAGACCTGATGTTCTTAAGAACATTGACTTCTTTTTGCCTGGTTTAAGATCTCAGGATCAACATCAGACAAGGTTTGATTTGTTTTGTGAAGTTGATGATAATCCAGAAATTTATGTATCCCCTCTCTATATCGAATTATTAGAGTTTGGTGGATTAGGTGATCAAATTGTCCCTTACATAAAATGTCTTTGTGAAAAATACAAAGACAATATTGTCATGTTTCAGTGGAATCACGACAACGATTTTGCAAAGTATTCTACTGAAGTTGATAAAATAGAAAATGCTAGAATAATCAATATGGGTGATTCTAGTGTGGTAGGAAAGAATGACATATTAGTTCATAGGTGGATTATAAACACCAAACCATACAAAGAGGAAAAAAAGTATTTTGCTTCTTTTATTGGTAGCATTAACAATCAATATCGATACGAACTTGCAAAAAATATCATAAACGCTGGTAATAATAAAATTTCATATCAAAACAATATTCCTCACGATAAATTCTTAAGTACATTAAGTTCAACTATGTTTTCTTTATGTCCTTTGGGTGGACCTGGCCAGGGGGGATTTAGTTACAGATTTTTTGAATGTCTTCACCTGAATACTATTCCGGTTCTCATGGTTGATAATATAATTTTTCCATATCAAGATAGGGTTGATTGGAATAATCTTTGTGTTAGAATTTCCCAAAAAGACTCGCTTGATATAAATCAATTAATTCAAACATTAGAGTCTGTAGACACAGAGAAAATCTTAAGATACATAAATGATACTAAAGATGTTTTTACTTTAGGTGGAGCGCAGGAAACTATTTATAGGAGTGTTCGAAATGAGTCATGGTAGTATGAGCATGTCTGAGAATTTTCTTAAATTAATCTTTGACAAATTAGATAAAACAAAAACAATATTAGAGTTTGGCAGCGGTGTTGGAACTGGGAAATTGGTGGATCATGGATACACTGTTTATTCCATAGAAGAAAATAAAGAGTATTATAACCTTTACCATTACAATTATTTACTTGCAGAAATAGTTGATGATTGGTACGATGAAAAAAAGGTTTTTGATTTTGTCAAAAACAAAAACTGGGATGCTTTGCTCATAGATGGTCCTGCTCATGGTGATAGAAAGAAAATGTTTGAAATCTTAGGTTCTGATTTTTTTATGAAAATTCCGATGATATTCATAGATGATATAGAGAGACCTAATGATCGAGAACTTTTTTATATGCTAAGAGAGGGAAGAAAATATGAAGACTTTGAAAATTATGGAGTGATAATGTGATTAATGTATATTATGAAAAAAATCCAGAACTATATTACGATTATACAAAAGGTTTAGAATTACTTTCAAATATTAAAGAAGAAGACTATGTTTATCCAAAAGAAGTAATTCCTTTCCATGTCTACACCGAAGCGAAAGATGAGAAAGAATTAGAATCTATTCGATCTTATCTTGCAACCCAGAACTTGGAAAAAACTAAGTTGATTGTTTGGTCTGATTATGATATCAGTAAACAAGAAAACATACAGCCATACAAAAAATATTTAGATTTGAGGGTGTATAATTCAGTAGAATTGGCAAAGGGAACTCCCCTAGAGGGAAATGAAAAATATTTAAATGTTTATGATGACGATAGGCACTGGATGTCTAGCGGTATAATGAGATTTTTAGTTCTTTATAAATTTGGTGGAATCTATATGGACATGGATATGATTCTGCTTCGTGATTTTAAACCAATTCTAGATCAATCTTTCGCATATCAGTGGGGATCTTCTACTGATTTCGCAAAGAAAAGAAAGTGGGAACCAGATTGTCATGGACCTTGTGCTGCTATGATGGGTGCTGTTAAGGGAGATTCTTACATTGAAAATTGCATGAAACAATTGATCGTTACTGAAATTAGACCACGAACCACTTGTTTCGATGAAGATATGCTTGGTTATGTTTATGCCAAAGACCCCTTCACAGTTTTCCCTTCTACATTTTTCAACACTGAATGGTTAAGCAGTAAAGTTGATCTTAATTTTACAAGAGAACTTGAAGATAATTGGTTTTATAATAAGAGTGGTATAGCAAAGGATGGATTGTTTCTAGATGCGTTTGCGTGGCACTGGCACCATTCCTCGAATAAAGATAAACCAATAGAGAGTGGATCTAAGTTTGATCTCCTACATAAAAGAAATGATTCGCTATTAAAAGAAAAAGGTATTATATAATGAAAAGGGCTTTGATTACAGGTATTTCCGGGCAAGACGGATCTTACCTAGCAGAATTTTTATTGTCAATGGGATATGAAGTACATGGCATTGTACGAAGAAACTCAGTTTGTTCTAATCAATCCACTAGACTTTCTAGTT